TCGTCGTGCTGGTGGAGTACTAGATGCTGCTCGTCAGGCTGAACTTGGTGGTCTTCGTACTGCTGGTGGTATGACAAGGGAGCAGGTAGAGGCAAGACAGTTCCAGATTGGTCAACAGACATTTGCACTAGAAGAGCAGCGTGAAGCGGTACAGGCAAGAATACTTTTAAAGCAAGATGCAATATATAAACTAGAACAATCACGTGCACTTAAGCAAGAAGAAATGCGTATTCGTGAAGATGCTATCTATGTTCTTGAAGAAAAACGTGAAGCAAAACTAAATGATATTAGACTGGTTGAAGATATTATTTATGGTATTCAAAATACACAGATTTATAATCTAGAACAACAAAGACTTAAGCATGAACTTAACCTACAAAAAATTAATGATCAAAAGGCTGCTGAAATAGCAAAACTAGAAATACAGCGTGAGGCTTGGAGAGATGCACAACTCGCTCTTGATTTAGAAAAGATTAAGCAAGGTGAATTTAACGCAGTAATTACTATGACTAATGATTTACTAACTGCTACCGCTGGAAAGATGGATACGATTATTGGCAAGATTCAGGCTGCTATTCAGGCTGCTATGGCACTTGCTGCTGCTATGGCAGGAGTTGGCGGCGGAGGCGGCGGAAGTGGTGGTGATTTTGGTAGCGAGGGAGATGGCGGCATAGATGAGTCTGATAGCGCAAAGGCTAAAAACGCAGCAGATCTTGCTAAGGCTACAAACAATGCATCTAAATCTACCTCAAATGCAGCAAAAGCAACAGTCACTGCTGCTAAAACAGTAACTACATTAGCAAAAAGCACAGGATCAAACACCATACCTAAGTCTAGTATGCCATTTGGAGGAGGCTCTATCAAACCAACTGGAAGTAATACTATACCTAAATCCAGTATGCCATTTGGTGGAGCATCAATCATTAAACCAACTGGAAGCAATACAATTTCTAAAGCAAATATGCCATTCGGTGGTAAGTCAATCATAGTTCCTGTTACTCCAAAACCAACTGGTAGCAACACAATATCAAAGGCTAATATGCCATTTGGTGGTAAATCTATTATTCCTAAAAAGAAAATGTATGGTGGATTTATTAAAAAAATGGCTATGGGAGGATATGTACCTGGAAAGGGCATGACAGATAAAGTTCCAGCCCTACTCACTCCTGGAGAATTTGTTGTAAATAAGGGAGCAGCAAAATCATTTGCACCGTTCTTAAATTCAATCAATGATGCAAAATATCCATCAATGTTGGGTAGAGAAATGAGTTCTCCAATATACAGTGTATCTGCTCCTAATAATACATTTGCTATGCCAACAAATAGTGTAAGTTCTTCTATTAATGACAACTCCAACACAGTGTATAATTATAATGTTGGCATCACTGTTGGTGGAACAAATGCAAGCCCAGACAGAATTGCCAAAGCAGTTATGAATGAAATTAAATACATTGACGCACAAAGAATTAGGAACCAGAGGGCATAATGGCAACGGCAGCATATTTAACAGGCAGGAAAAGGTACCAAAGACCACAGGGTATTTTATGGTCTAATAATGCTGGTACGCTAACAAGCGGTATTTATGTTCCAAATGGATATGAAGTTGGAGCAGATGTTCCTGAAGGTACTGATCCAAATCTTATTGATCAATTTTTAATTCTATCTGATGATAATCGTGGAGAAATTGGTTTTACCCCACAAAGAATTGAGCAACGGCAAAGAACCATCAATGGTCGTATGCGTTCTTATCATATTGCTGACAAAATGACTATTAGTTTTTCTTGGAATCTTCTACCATCCCGTTCATTTTTTCAAAATGCAGAATTTGATCCAGCAACTGGTATTTCTCCTTATCAAAATATTACACAAGAGTTTACATCAGACGGCGGTGCAGGCGGAGTGGAAATACTAGACTGGTACAACAACCACCCTGGACCATTTTGGATGTATTTAGCCTACGATAAGTATTCTAACTTTGGCGATGATAATGCGGCATTTGGTCACTTAGCACAGTATAATGAAATTATTCAAGTCTACTTTGCAGATTTTAATTATTCCGTCGTAAAACGTGGCGGTAGCAATTTTGATCTTTGGAATATATCGGTAACCCTGGAAGAGGTCTAAATGTTTGTAAGCGAAGCATTAAAGACTCACCTTGAAACATCTGCAACGGTTCAACTCAAATCATTAGTTTTGGCTGAGTGGAATATGAATATGCCAGATAATATTTTCAAGGTAGGAAATTATCGTTATCGCCCAACTACTCTAGGCTCTACCTACATAACTGTTCCTGATACATTTGATAACTTGGATAGTGGTAATTATTATACTGGTGCTACTGATGCAGATGTTGTAATTGATAATGGTTTTACCAATTCAGGTGTTCCTCAGCAATTTACTCTTCAAAAAGAAAAAATGAAAATGATTTATTCTTTGGAAGATTGCTTAAAGCCTTTTAGACCAAGATCTGGTATTAATAAGCCTTTATATTTTGGAGGGCGGTATTTGGCAAATTCTGGAGCATCTATAGCACAAAGACCAAGATACTATATGCCATCACGTTATGATGAGTTTAGATACTGGACTTCATATAGAACAGAAGACAATGTTGAATATGGTGTATCAAATAAAAAATCTAATGGATTAAATTATATTGATGATGCTGTTCCATTTGTTGTTTATAAAAATCAGGTTCCAGCAAACCGTATTGTTGTTAAAATGCAAACAAATGTTGGAGATGTTGATCTAGGACCATTTACAACAGCATCTGGAAGTATAAGTGATCCACTTTATGGAAATGCCAATAAGACTACTCCAGCAAGATGGAAAATTCAATACCTTGTAAATAACAACTGGTCAGATGCTATTTCTTTTAATGAAAATAGTACCAGAGCAGACGGCTCACCGATTATAGGTGTTGATGGATATGTAGAAATTCACTATGGTCTTATTATTCCAGAAGTATACAAAGATATTTTTATATACGCAGAAACTCTTGCCTCTGCTACTTTGCTTCCAGAATCTTCTGTCATTGGATATGCATACCTTGTAATTCCAAATGAAGGAGAAAAGGGAACATTTTATATTTGGACTGGAGAAGAGTATGAGCAGTTTACTCCAACCTATGGATGGCAACTAGGCTCTGAAACAATTAATAATAATACAAGTTTTGTAACTGACTTTACAAATCCAGAACAGTTTACAGATGCAATTAGCGGCGGCACAGTATATAGAGAATTTGCATATATTCAAGGCATTAGAATAGTAGTACAAACAATGAATAAGTTTGATACCACCTTTGATCTTATTGAAATGTCTCCAAGGCTTGTTGGTGATATATCTGACAAGGTAATAGACTATAAGGTTACTAAGATACTATCTGATGTTGGAGTTACATCTTTGCCAGTTGGTCAATTACTAGCATCTACTGGTTCAATCAATTTATTTGATGATGATCAGGCTTTTAATGCTAATAATACAGATAGTATTATTTCTGGATACCTTCGTAAAAATATTAAATTTAATTTTTATGAAATTATTATAAACGTAGATGGTTTTGACTATTATATTCCAATTAAAACTCTTTACTCAGAAGGCATTCCACAAGCAGACATTACTGCTGGAACAGTATCAATTAATCTGCGTGATTTTTATTTTTATCTAGAGTCAGTAGCAGCACCAAGGCTTTTAATGACACAAACATCTTTGAGTATGGCTGTTTGTACAATTCTTGATTACATTGGATTTACAAACTATACATTTAAAAGAATTAGTGGAGAATCAGATCCCATCATTCCATACTTCTTTGTTGCCCCAGATCAAAACGTAGCAGAAATATTAAATCAACTCGCCATTGCAACACAAACAGCAATGTTTTTTGATGAGTATAATAATTTTGTTGTAATGAGTAAAGACTATCTTATGCCAGATAGTGATGACAGAGCAATTGACTTTGTTCTTTCTGGGTCGAATAATCAAACAGATACTGGTGTAATTCAAAATGCAACATCTGGCAATTTACCCAATATTATTTCCATCGCTTCTGAAGATAAGCGGGTATATAATGATGGCAAAATTAATTACACAATGAGATACATTCAGCGTTCATATGGAAGCATTAGAGAAGCAAGCATGGTTGATCGTGATAAAACATGGATATATAAGCCAGTACTGCTGTGGGAAGTAGCAGGAGATGAAGCAACTAAAACTATCAATGAGGTTGCGTCTAAGCAAGGCAACTATGTTTTAGGTGCAATGCCCCTTAACTCTAATTTATCAGATGCTTTGCCCACTGTAGTTAATGGTGTTGTAATTAATAATACTCTGGATGTTGGAGAAAACGTATACTGGCTAACAAGATATCAAGGTTACCTATATGCTGGTGGAGAAGTAATTAAATATGATGCAGCAGAATTTAATATTACTGGGGTGGGAAATGTTTGGATTAGCAGTAATCAAGAATATCAAAGATACTTTTCTTCACTTCCATTCAATGGAAAAATTTATCCAACTGGTTTAATTAGAATTTTTTCTACACCATTTTATGAAACGGTTGATGGCATAGCAAGACTACAGCCAGGTCCTGTTTATGAACACGGAAGAGGGCAATTTGGAACACCAGTAACTTCTCACTCTGCTGGTGTAAATGATTATTGGTCTAACAATGACTATGTGCGTGGTTGTAATATGCAAACACAGTATTTATTTACTACAACACTAGATGAAGATATAACAAGACCAACCACAGTTGTTGGTGCTGCTGGTGTTAATAATACTCTTGCTCGCCAAACAACAAGAAATGGCATTATTAAAAACTTTATGGCAACTAACTATCTAACAGAAACTGCTGTAAATAATTTAAAATCTACACAAACAGGAACAATTCAGTCGTCTGCACTTGTTGTAAACGGTCCATCATTCAAAACAACAGAAACTCCTTTAAACTTTGTATCATATGTTTATAAAAATCTTAATGGAGCATATAAAAACTTTGGCACACGTATTCGTATTATTGGCAAAATAGAAAACAATGAAACACGTGGACAAACACCTATTGGATCTACAGCATATTATCAGGTAAATGGTGTTCAGCCAAACCAAAATGTTAGCATTGGTGGAGGATCTGGAGGTCTTGCAGTCCTTCTTAATCCAGAAACAAATAATGGTTATTACTTTGAAATTGTTGCACTAACAGAAACAAATGTAGAGTCTTACTTAAAACTAGATAAAAATGGTCAGGCTGAAAGAAATATTAACAATGTTGTGTTTTATAAAGTTAAAAAAGACTCTGCAAATGATAATGCTATTCCAATCAAACTTTGGGGCGGTATAACAAACATTATTGTAGATGACGGTAGATTTACTGGTCAATATAGAATGGCTGGAGAAGATAAGCCAACTGTCTATGATCTATCTGTAGAATACCAAGACATTGGAAAAACACGTAGGTTCTACTTATATATAAATAACAGACTTATAAAGATAGTAGATGATCCAGATCCACTGCCAATTTATAATAACATGGCTTTGTTCGTTCGTGGCTCATCTCGTTGTATGTTTGAGCATGTATATGCACTTTCTGAAAACTATTCTCAAAACACAGTTTTCACAACTGGAGAAACATTGTCTGCGGTATTTGGAGATAAACAGATTGATGCTAATGAGTCGTTCCGCAAGTACGCCATGAGTGGTATTATTCAGGGAACATACTTGACTGGCATTAGTGCACAACAACCACCAAAATATAATATGTATTTTGATGAGTTTGGAACCATTATGCGTGAGTGTGCATATTTTGATATTAAATATGATAAAGCATATCCAGCGTTATACGCACAACTTTCACCAACATTTAATCGTATCAAAGGATATTCTGTTTCTGGATTCCAGGCTGATTCGTATGGAGCAGAGTTCTTAATATTTAATGCATCAGACAAGGCTCTTGTGCTTGATGAAACTAGCGGTAACTACCTAAGAATCCAAGGTGTAGCATTTACACAAGATACCACACATGAACTAACTGTAGATGAATACTTTAGCAAAAAGAGTAATCTATCTGACCCACCATTTAGTGGGACTGCCTTGCTTTACTCCCCACTGGTAGAAAAAGCAAAGTATGATGATATCAAACTAAGTAGATTGATATATGGTAAAAATGAATTTAGCATAGATACCCCATATATTCAGACACAAGACGATGCAGATGCATTAATGGGTTGGATTATTAACAAAATTATGGTTCCTAAAAAATCTATTGGTATGAATATTTATTCCCTGCCAACGCTTCAACTTGGAGACATAGTTACAATTAATTATAAGAACCAAGATGGTCTTGACTTGGTGGCACCAACAGATGACAGATTTGTAATTTATAATATTGAATATTCTAGAAGCAATGCAGGTCCAAGCATGATCATGTATTTGAGCGAGGTATAAAATGAGATTTAGTTTTGATATGATGATAGATGGTGGAGATGGACCAGCACCAGCCAAGCAGTCTGAAAAAGCACCAACAGTAACTAGTTCTTTTGATCCTGGAAGATTTAGACAGGCAGAAGAAAGGTCGATGCAAGAGTATCGCTCATATCGTTCTGGTGAAAGACAAACTAGTGTAGTAGATGAAAAAACAAAAATAGCAGAAGCAAAGGCATCGGCTGCTGCACAAAAAGCAGCAGAATTGGCAGCAAAAAGAGCAGCAGAAGATAAGGAACTTGCAGAGCAAAGAGCATTGGCGAAAAAAGCACAAGATGATGCAAGAATTGCTGTTGCCGAAGCACAAGACGCATTAAGACGTGCAAGAGAAGCGCAAGCAAAAGCGCAACAAGATGAGGCGGCAAGAATAGCAGAAGAAGAACTAAGAAGGGCTGCAGAAGAAGAAAGAAGAAGAAGGGCTTTGGCTGAAACAGATAATACTCCATCTAACACTACATATTTTTCTGCTCCAGATCCCATCCCACTTACCCCATCTACAATTGTTTCTCAGCCAACCAATATAAGCCCAGTTACGCAGACACCACCTCCACCACCAGTCAAAACTGCACCAATAGACACAATTTTATTTGATGAGGAAGCAGTTCCAATTCAAATTATGTCTGATCTTATTTTTGAAAACATTGGTGGACAAGAGTTAATTAATATTGCTAGAAATGATACTGTAAATGGGCAGGCAGTTATTTACCAACCAATTAAAAATTTAACAAGTATTCAGCAAGAATATAATCCAAATAATATTCTTGCTATCCAGGCTACGTCCGATAAATATTTTAAAAACTTTGCTATTAAGTTTGAAACAAAGGTTCCAAATGTTGGCGGTGGACCAGATGGGGAACATGTATATATAGATCCTAAAACTGGAGAACTTATTGTAGAAGCAATAAGTATGCAAGAAGATGAGCAAATTGAGGTAGAAATTACTACAGGTGGTACAATATATGAGGCGGAATTATGATTACAGACACAGGCAAATCTATCATTGGTAAGTACCTTCTTGGTCAGGCACCAGCCTATGCCTCTTATATTGCCATAGGTTGCGGAGCACAGCCATTAGATACCGCTGACCCATATGGAGACTACTCCACAAAACAAAACCTTGATTTTGAAATGTTCCGTGTTCCTATTTCTTCTAGGGGATTTGTCAATGATGCGGGTACAGAAAAACTTGTACTAACAGCAGAATTACCTACAGAAGAAAGATATGAGATTTCTGAAATAGGATTATACTCAGCAGGATCAAACCCATCTGCTGGAGCGTTCGATAGTAAAACAGTCTTTGCTTTTACACAAGGTGAAAACTGGCAATATCATACAGATGTTGCTGCAACTGTTATTCCTACAATCACTCAGCCTTTAGATGATCCAAACGATGACAACGTTATTGCTACAACTGATAAAGTATTTCAAACAAATGCAGATAACTCTATATTTTATAAATCACCTAGACCAGAAAGATATGAGCGCTGCAGATTTTTAAATAATATTATTATGATGCGTGGAGACGATGCTGATCTTACTATTGACTCTTCTACTGGAAGTGCTGAAGGTCATTTTGTTGTTGAGCCTGGATCTAATCACATTCATTTAACAGGTGCAGATGTTAATTTTACACGTAACTCTCCAATTGATGAATTACGTCTTGCATTTTCTATTGTGAGTAAAGACGGAGATTCTTCTTCTGTTCCAGATACTGTTCGTATTATGGTAGATTTTGCAGAAACCGATACTGGTAATTCTGGTGAATTTGCAAGGTTTGAAGTAGAACTGGAAAATGGAAACGGTACTGGAGGAACATATGATTTTTCTACTAACCGCTATTTTGTAATAACAAAACAATTACAGGAACTATATCAGACACAAGGATTTACATGGAATGCTGTTACAGTTGTAAAGATATATACATGTGTTTTAGTTTCTGATACCCCTTCAGATCAGTACTATGTTGCATTAGATGCAATGCGTCTTGAAAATATTGCAACCACAAATCCTTTATATGGTTTGACTGGCTATTCTGTGGTAAAAACAACAGATGCAGAGACAATCATAAAGTCTCCAAATACTAGTAATTATATTGAATTTAGGTTTTCTGTAGGAGTTACATAATGGCTACAGAAGAAGTAGTTAAAAAATTTAAAACTCCAAATACACAACTGCCACCAATTAGCGCAGAAAATCAAGGGTATTCTGTAAGATATAGAGTTATTTCATCAGATAGAAACAGAACCTCTCATTGGTCCCCCGTTTATCTATTGCAGCCTGGATATACATTTGTGCCTGGAGATATTCAATTTCATAAAGCAGGATCAATTGCTAGTGTTGTATGGGATGCAGTAGAAATAACAAAGGTTGAAGATGGAAATACATATTCTATTAGAAAAGCACTAGAGTATGATTTTTGGGTAAGATGGGATCGTGGTGATGAAGATGGAGACTGGCTATATAAAGAAAGAATAGAAACAACATCTTTATCTTTACCAATACCATCAACTTGGACAATAGGTGGAGTGGTTCAACCAACAACACCAAATAGAATGAGTATTGAGATATATTTAAAAGGTGAGCCAATTGAAAGAGGCGATGGTCCAGTTGGAACACCATTTTTAAAAGTTTATGTATTAACCAACGAAACCGTCTAATGATATAATGGAGAGATAATGGCAAAAGTACCGCTACCAGAACGAGGTCAACCACTAGATGTTACGTACATCTATCAGTTGGCTGATACTATTAATGATATTTCTACGCAGGTTTCATCTGCAACTTATAACTATACTACTGTAGATACAACCTCTGCTGGAAAACAAAGTGTAAAAACATCAGAAGCAAGAATTATTGGCGGCTATGTAGAGGTAGCCAATAACTCTACTGTTAACGCAGGTAACGAAAAGACATTTTCTTATGACTTTCCTTCAGATTTTAAATACGCTCCAATTGCTACAGCAACAGCGTTAAATATAGGAAATACTCCTGCTGGTCAAAATGTTACAGTTATTTTAAAATCTATAACAACATCAAGAGTAGAAGGAATTGTTAGATTTGGTGCATCTGGAGATCTATCTCTTGCTGTTAACCTAATCGTAATTGGTATTCCTAATTAAGGGGAACAGAGTCAATGATTTATTGCAGACGCTGTAGGGGTAGACTGTTTGTAGATAGACAGTATACTAGTCAGGCACACATAGAGGTTTATTGTATTCGTTGTGGGTATAGGAAATTTTATCACCCGCCTGCTGATACAAAGGAGGGCTTATGGCTTTTAAACCTAGAAAACTTGAAAGCAAAAACTACAATAGCCAGCCTGTAATTACTGGTAATAAAAAAATCTGGTTTTTAAATGGTGATCTTGTAAGGTTTTATCATAGTTCAAGATCAACTGGAATGGTGACTGTTTACAATATAACTAAAGACAGATTAGAAACATGTTTCCGTGCTGACTTTAGAAAAAATAGACAAA